TGACTTTTTATTTGCAGGCTGTGTTATGTGTTCTCGTTCACCGTTTCAAGTTCAAATTTCAGATATTTCAGCAGTTCAATGATATTTTCTTTCATGCACTGCCCGTATGATTCCCGCATGAGCCGAATCGCAATTTTTGTCACACGGTCAACGATTTCTCCGCATATCTTCCATGTGTTCTGTTCTTCCTGCTCCTCGTCCTCATACCCATTCTCACGGTCATATTCGTCGAACGCAGATGTCTCTCTTTCGATTGGCTCTGTCTCGACAATGTTCAGCAACGCATCGGAAACAATATCCTGCATGATGAAATGAATCCCCTTTGATGCTGTCAGAAATTCAATGACATCCACCTCACCCAGTTCATCGAGAGACATCCTGTTTCCGAATATCTCTTGAATAATTCTTTTGTTGAAAAACAGTGCATCCGTTATTTTGTCCGAACCGTTTTTCTCCATGAGTGCAGCATATTTCTTGTACTGCTCAACCGTTATGTTATTGATGAATACTTTTCCTGTGCTGCAAGTGATTGTTATTTCCGGAATCACTTGCCACTCTGAAAATTTTTCATCATCTTGTCCATTCTCTTGTTCATTTCCTCTGCGATTCCCATGTCAATCATGTTGAACTCGATGACGATTCCTGCTGCATCCAGTCCGCTCTCTGCGTCCTTTAACTCGTCAACCGTGAACTGATTTCCGTATGCTTTGCAGATGAACAACATCATCGCCTCAATTTCCTGTCGTGAGTATCTTTTTGACGCTCTCTCGGATGTCGCAGCGTCAATCTGTTCTGCAAGTTCGAGATATTCCATGTAAGTGTCCGCAGACATTTTCTCCATTTTGAACTCTTTATGATTCACGATAATTTTTCTATTCATTGAATTATCCTCCTGTTATATCCTCTCTTGTTTTACGCTGCTGCGTCCGGTGCTTCCTGCACTTTTGAGAACCAGTCTTTGATTGCTGTTGCTGCATCCGTGTCCTCTGCTACAAGGTTGGATTCATCAACAGATACCTCATACAGATTGTCGATGCTACGCTCGTAGAAACTGCCCTTGATGCTCTTGGTTGTAGGTGACAGTTTTCCCTCTTTAGTGCTTGCCTCCTCGCTGATACCCTCTGCAAACTTTCCGACATAAAGCCACTTGAACTCATATTTCCCGTTGAGTTTTCTTTCTCTCCATCCGACAGCGACCTCCGGTGCTCTGTCGTCAGATGACTTTCTCAAGAATCCTTTCTCGTACAACTGCCCGAACAGAATCACTCTGTCCTGCGGTGCAAGAGCATTGATCTCCAGTTCGACATCTGTTCCCTCGTATGAGGTGATGACCTCCTCGGTGTTATCGTCGGAGTAGATTTTCTCACTTGTCCACTTTTCATCAATTTTCGCTTTGATTGCCCTCGCTAATTTCACCGGAGTTCCGGCTGTGTATGCTGTTGCAGTATTGCTCTGCACCAGTGCGATGTAGAAATCTTTCAGACCGCAAGTTCTACTCCTTACAATCTGCTGTGTGGTTTCATTTACCTGTGTTACTGTTTCGCTCATGATTTTTCCTCGCTTTCATAATATTTTGTGAATCGCTGTGCTTTCATATAGATTCCATCTTCCGGTTTTGAATCGTCTCCGTTTCTCCCCTCGAATGAGAACCCATTCTCTTTCATGAGAGACTTGATTTCCCTTGCCAGTTCCACCTCGTCCTCCTTTGAGAAAATGGTGATTTGCAAGGAAAGTGTCACTCCCTCCGCATCATCATCCGAAAAATTGTCATCGGTTTCGCCCAAATCCCACAATGTCACATGACATTTGTTGAGGTCTTTGTCATACCACCCCTGCATCACGGTGATTCCTCTGTCCTCTATCGGCTTGAGTGCGTCTGATGCGTCTTTTATAATGTCCGGACTGCTGTCCATGCTTATCACCCCACTGTCCTGTCTAAATACGCTTGATATTCCTGTTCTGCTATCTTTTGCAGTTCTGCATCTGCCTCCCTGCCTGTTGCATATATGAACTCTTGTGGCGGTCTGTAAATCGTTCCCCAGTTAATAAAACGGACGTAGAAATGACCGCCCTCGTCCTGTGTGTTCTTTTCCCATCCGACATCTGCTGTCGCTCCCGTACCGTTCACCTTTACTTTCCCGATAGGGATTTCATCTGCTGCATGTGCGGACACGGATGATTTTGAACCGAACCCTCGCCCACTTTTTTTGATGTCCTTTGACTTTGGGATTTTTCCGGACATGATTCTCTGTACAACCGGTTCACCTTTTTCAGCGATCGTTTTATTTACCTGTGCAATATCTTCATCCGATGCAGCACTTTCAAACGCTTTCACCAGTTCCTCCAGTCCTTTGAACTCCATGTCAATTTTCATGTCCTCACCTCCGTGTCAGAATGTGACACCTATGCAACCGCACGACATTTCACAAGCACCCATCCGTTATCTGTGAACATCGGTGATGCGTCATAGATGTCGAATCGTGTTCCGTCATACTCTGCATAGAACTCTTTCATTTTCTTTCTGACCTCTTTCATCCGCTTGCAATTCCGAACCTTGAAAACAATGGTGTTCTCAAGACCTGCTTGCAGTGCTGTGTATTTCTCATTTGTTCCCAAACTCTGAACATCGCACCAACACTCATAAAACACCTCTGTTGTCGGTTCTTTCCTGCCCGCCTTGATTTCTGTGGTCACTCTGATTATTTTCACCCGTCCGGTCATTCACTGCTCCCTCCATACTTTTCATTGAGTAGCATGGTTGAGACCGCATTTGTGAGTTGCTGTGTACCGTTCTGATACTTCTCCCTGTGGTCGTACAATTCCTTGACGAAAGAATATACAAGCAATCTCTGACGGGCGGTCAAATTGTATGGGTCGAAATTCGGAATCAGTTCCATCAACTCCTCTGATGCAATCGCCTCAACCATAGTCTCGACAATGTCCTTGTCGTCGTCATAGTCGATGTGATTGTATTTCATGCAGTCCTCAACCAGTTTGTCTCTATACTCTTTCTTTTCCTCGTCCGTCATTTCATTCACCTGCTTTCAATCACAGGGCGGGTGTTCCCGCCCTGCTGCATTTCTTATCCCTGCACAACTTCCGTGATGTTGCCTTTGATGATTGCTCCATCATCAACAGGCTGCACGTCAAAACGGTCACGAACCTTGATTCCGGTCATGTCTTTCTCCCACAAACCTGCTGCCTTGTCGTTCATGTCGATGGTGATGACATTTCTGTCAAATAATGTGATAGCCTCTTTTAAGTCGCCCATATACACGGGATGCTTGTATGCGGACACCTTTGCATCGACTGTCGTTTCCTGCTCCTGTCCTTTGCAAGTTACAACATACTTTCCTTTCACGACTTTCCATGCTGTCACGTCGGACGTTGCGGATGCGTCGATTGCTGTGGTTGTTCCGTCGATTGCTAATTTGCTGCCGGAGATTGTGAACGCAGGTGAGTACACAGGTTCAGATTTCACAGTCCTGTTTGACACCTTGACAATCGGATATTTACCGAACAACATCATCTGTGTCGGCTGTGTAGGATTCGGCTGCAAAATGTACTTTCCATCCTTATCCTTTAACTTGTCGAGGTAGTTGTACCCGTTCTGATTTGTGATGACCATTGCTCCGGTTGTGATAGCAGGGTCGAGACCCACGTTGAACACGTCCTTGAGGCTGTCGATTGTGGAAATAACAACCTCTTTTCCCTTTGTCATCTCGTCCGCAACCTTGAGAATCATCGCATTTCTTGTCGCCTTTGTTTTCTTGGCAATCCATTTGTTGATGTATGCCATGACATTGGCTGCGGTGTCCTCAAACAGTTCTGCGGTGATTTTTAAGATGCCACCTTTTTTCTTGATTGCATACACAATCTTTTTGAACTTCGGCTCATCCATGTCGGGGAAATCCGCCTCCTCGTCCACATTGTCGAACGGAGTGGAATCTGCATCGACCTCAATGTTTCGAGAACCGCTCTTTGTGGTCACTCCCTCCACATTGACATACTGCTCCAGATTGTCCTCTGAACGTCTTAACTCGATGATGTCTGTTCTGATGTCCTCCGGAACGGTGACACCGATTCCCATTTCATCATCGTCTCCCTTTGTGGTGTCTGTGCTTAACGCATCCTTGTACACCTTGACATCTCCCTCGTCCGGTTCTCTCTTTAAGAATCCGCACTTGACGATATTGACGAACGCTTTCACGAGGTTTTTCTTGTCTGCTTTTGCCCCGATGGTCTTTGCTGTTCCCATCGCCACCTTGTCCTCGATCTCCTCATGTTCCTCCTCGTCCAAATCGAACAGGAGGTCAAACTTTTCCTGTAACTCTTTGAGTTCCTCTTTTGCTGCCTTTGCCTTGTCGAGTTTTCCATCGTTCACAAGGCTCTTGACCTCATTCTTTTTGTCGTTGATTGCTTTCAACAGTTTCTGCATTCCCTTGTTCATGAATCATGTCCTCTCTTTCTTAAATTCCATACATGTCGAGGTCTGCAAGAATATCCTGCTTTTCTGCCTCGATTCTCTGTTTCTCTGCCTCTGCTGCATTGTTCCTGTTCTCCAGTTCCGCAAGCACCGCATCGACAATGTCCTTTGTGGCTGTTCCTTTGATGCTCTCCGGAACATGGTTGTATTTTTCAAAATAATCTGATGCACACGCTGCGACTGCTGCCTTTTCATCAATCAAAACGTCGAAATACTCTGCCAGTTCTGCACCGCTGAACCACTTTTCTTTCGCCATGAAAGACTTGATTTTGTCTCTCGTCACACCCTCTTTCAAGTGTTCCTCGTAAACGTCGAGAATTGAATCCTCGCATAAATCAAGTTGTTTGATGACCTCTTTGAAATCGTCTGCGTTGCCCCATGCCATACATAAAGGCTTGTGAATCATCGCCTGTGCTCCTGTCGCAAAATGCAGTTCATCACATGCGAACATGATGACAGATGCGATTGACGCAGCCATTCCATCAACATATCCGACTTTGTGTCCGGAGTATCGTTTCAACTGGTTATAGATTGCCAGTCCTGCGAATACATCACCGCCACCGGAATTGAAATAGATGTCGATGTCCTCATATCCATCCAACTGGTTGAGGAAATCTGCGATGTCCTGCGGGCATCTGTCCTCCTCGAACCACATGGATTCCCATGTTGCTGATACAATGTCACCGTAGAAATACAAGGAACATCTGCTCTGTTCCTCGTCCTGTTCCAAATCCAAATAGCCGACATTTTCAACTTTTCCGCTGCGTTTATTCTTTTTTGTGAAATCAAAACGTCTTTTCTTTGCCATGATTATTCACCTCCCTCCTATTCTTCCTCGTCCTCTGCCTCGTCGGTTTCGTCCGGTTGTCCTGTTGTGTCCGGCTGCTCTGTGTCCGGCTCTGTTTCTTCCTCCGGTTGCTCCGGTTTTTCGGTCTCCTCTTGCTCGATTTGACCTTTCTGATATGCTGCTCCTGCCATTGTCAGCGGAACGATGCTGCCATTTGCAAGTAACGTGTCGCCACCCTCTCCATCGGGGAGGTCAAGTTTGCGTCGTGCCTCATTCGGTTTCATGATTGAGCCACTGACACCGTTTTTCAGGTATTCCATTTGTGTCTTTGAATCTGTCCGGAAAAGAACTTTTTCATTGTATTTGTAATAAAAACCGTCATCCTGTTCCTCGTCCGTCAGCATTTTATAGTTGATTTCTTCCTCATACTGCTTGATGACGAACAGTTCTGTATCAACGTAAAAAGACAACTGCTGCAACTCACTGTTCGCATAGGACGACTTTGAATAGTCGTTGATTT